GAGCAAAGATCTAGAAGTCAAAATATCTTCTTCTTTTGCTGTCATGAAACGAATCTCTACTTGATCAACACCAGCAAGTGGGTGAGGTTCTTGATAGTCTTTTCCCCTAGATGGTAAATCAACCATCTCTGTAGGAACTGACCATTCCATTTGCGCACCAGATGTTTGAGTTGGCGCAGGGCTGCCGCCTTCATCTTGAAGATCCGGTACACCCATACGCTCTTGATTTCTACTCATAAATATAAAACCTTTCCTAGATGTAGTATCTAGTTTACTCTAATATTAACCCAATGTTAAACTACTCAGTACCTAAGTAGCCAGCCACCGCATTGCCTGCACTTCTAGTAAGTTCTGCCCAGTCAAAAGCGATATCTACAGAGAGTTCTTGCAATTCGTCATCCGTATAATCAAGTCCTTGTCCAAAAGTTACCTTTTCGATCCAAGCGTTCTTGAGTTCCCAGACTTCAATTTCGTTCCCATCAGCGTCAAGTTGGACGATACGAACAGCACCACCGATGGCTTCAATAGCCTTACCTTTACTTGTGGTTCTGATAGCACCGGGACCCGTTGGGTAATCATACCCAGACTTACGAACAATGTTAATTAAAGTTCTTGCAAGATCTGGCTCAACAGGGTCGCCCATGGTAACACTGATTGGAGAGTTCCAAGTGACACGACCTGGATATTTAAACTCGTGGTTCAAGTAGGTGTGACTTGTAGAAGCAATAGTAGCCTCTGGTTTAGCCGACACACTCTTAACAACCCAGACGGGAACTCCTCCTAGATAGAAAAAGAACCTATATTTTCTTTTTGGATCTGACTGAGCATCTCCCCAGAAAATTCCTTCACCTGCATTTGGCATTCTAATTTACTCCCTTAAAATATATAGTGCTTTGTTGATTAATCTGCAAACGAAGCACCAGTATTTGTAATCACAAAGTCGATTGCAAAGAATTCAGCAGTCCGGGTTGGTTTCAACAAGATCTTAGCGTAGATAATGTTTCTGTCAACCAAGTCTGGGGTTGTCGTTGATTCGTCCAAGATTAGGCGGAATTCTTCCAGACCGAATCTCGACTGAACACTCCGAAGGATTGGCTCGGCTTGCCCAATGAATCTGTTCCATGTTGACTGAGTGTTTTGATCAAACAACATTCGACTTGCGATGAAACTAATTTCTTTCTTCAAGAACACCATCAAGCGTCTGACGTTGATACGATCTAATGCTGATCGAGTGCGTTGAAGCGTTTTCTGTCCAAAGATCACAATACCCTCTGCCGGGAACTGTGCGATTGGGTTGATACCCGCAGCATACAAGTCATCTCTTTCGTCAGATGTTAGTCGTCTTGAAACATCAAGCACTGGCACACCACCGGCACCCTCGGAGAGACCGCCTCGGGCAAAGCCTGCTGGAGCATACCATGGAGCCCGAACTCGATCATTGAACGAGAAGGCACCAAGGGCTGCTACCGAAGGTGGTGCCCAAAGAGCTTGACCACTAACGGTATCTTGGATACGAACCCAAGGATAGTAGCAAGCGCCGTAACTGTTGTTGATACCTCTTTCCCGAAGTGAGTCAACAGCCTGCGAGATCGAGAATGAGTTACGATCTTTATAACTCTTCGTATTCTCACTCTGTGCTTCATATACCTTTTCAAGATCGATGATAGCGATAGCATCTCCACGATCCTCGGTAACGTCTAGTAGATAATCGGTTACGCCAGTTGCGGTAACGCCAGGGATAGTAATAATGTTAAACTCAGCAACCTCTGGGTCTCTGACAACATTAATAGCCCGACGTAAACTGTGAAGCTCATAGCTACTCTTTTCTGTCGTTCCAATGTTTCTGTTGGCAAATGGCTCTCTCTCGGAGATATCCAAGCCGTCAAAACCACCGTGCAAGCAAGTCGTAAACTGCTTATAGTTTTTCTCTAGCACTCGCTTGTACGAAGCAGATGCAGCGGAGGCAGAGACAATATTTTGTCCGTTCTCGGTTGGAACTTTAGCACCAGCCGTGAAACTGAAGTTCGCAGCACGCTTACCACGTCGGTATACAGCCGCATCCGTCGATCCACTTACGGGACCAACATCATCCAAGGAGAAGCACCACATGTGTTGCAGTGGGCTTGATCCTGCGTTTGTGTCTTGACCAATGAAACCACCGTTGCGACCTTGAGCACCTGGCTCTGCACCGATGTCGAGATTAGTAGTGGGTGATTTTGAGTCATTAAGCCCTTGCGCTCTAGCTCTAAGTAGATCAATGACTTCAGTACTAAATCTGTTATCCGAGAATGATTTACCAGTGTAAGCACCGAAGTAAATATTCTTGGGACTGTTTGGACTTCCATCAGATGAACTAATCTTAAGCGGGAGACTTGGCATAACAACTGCTAGTTGTTGTGCGGTATCCGATCCTGAAATAACATGTTCGGCGACCTTGGATAAGTGTCCACCAACGACACCAAAGGCTTCCTGTGTACCACCGTCAACCATCACATGGCGAGAGGTAGCACCAGGGTTACTCAAGGTGCCAAAACTAAGAGATCCACTGGCGAACGCAAAGTCTCTATACTTAACGGGTCCGAAGACACCGAAAGGTAGGTACTCAGGATTAGTCACTGCACGATCAACATCCTCGTCCATTGCAACACGAATGTAGCGTGACTTGTTTGGATAGTTGCCGTAAGTGCGGTTCGCTCCTTCTGAAGTTTGATATTCCACAAACTGATCGCCGATCTCTCTAGCGATGTAGTTTTTGTCCGCAGGATTCAAAGATAGATTATCGAATCTTTCTAGAACCACAGGTCTGTTATCGTTGTCCGACAAACGACGAACTATCACGGAGAAAGTACCGTAGGGATCAAAGTCACTCGTTGGAGCAGTAATATTTGTGATTGAAATCTTAATTTCTCTCATCGTGCTTTCGCCAGCAGAGATAGCCTCAAACCTAAATAGCTTCTGCATGTTCTCAGGCTTATAGCCAGTAGTGTTTGAACCTAGATCCTGAGAAATAAACCAACCAGTTGAAGCCTTAGAGGCTGCCTGTCGTTGGTCTGCTTGCTCTTGCTCAGTGTTTTGGTCGTTCCGAAGTGGCATCACTGCACCAATCAAGGTGCCAGCAGTCTGAACTGCACCAGTGATAGCTAATTCAGCAAAATCTGTTTGATTAACATGTCTTTCAAAGGTCTCCCCTAGGAAGTAGTTAATATTTGTCGTTGTTCCAGGGAACTTAGCCGTCGAAATGGCGCTGTTCGCCAAAGTTGGGTCAGTATTAAACACCTTGCGAACGAATCGATCACTATTGGGGTTAAAGTTGAACCTAATCTTGTCAACTTCGCTACCACCAGCGGTGATACTAGCAATAAACTCGCCATTTGAGTCACTCTTAATCAAAGTGCAGCCACGACTCTGGGTCTGCTGCCCGTTAGCCGTCGTACCCGAAAGGATAACACGACCACCGGCTGTATCATCATCCACACAGTAGAAAATAGCCGCTAGTGTACCCGTTAGGTTTGGTACAGCGTCGCCGTGACCAGAAGACGATGGCCAAACGAACAAGCCCCAAGCACCACCTTCGGTATCGGTTGAACTGATTGATCCAAATTTAAACCCAGCTAGTCCACCGTTGTTTTCTGTTGCGTTAGGATCTTCTTCCCCCAACACACGGACAACATTTAACGTAGGATTGTTTCTTAACCAAGCTTGTGCGGCGTATGCAGCATAAGTTGGCGAGGTCATGTTACCTTCACGCCAAACGTCGCCACTACGACCACCAGGGACCGGTGCCCCGAATACATCAACAAATTCTGCAAAAGATTCAACTCTGACAGGTGTCATAGCTGGACCTTTTGGTAATCGACCAATAACTAGGGGTCCAATCGCTCCGGGTTCTCTTGGGATCTCCGAGTTGTCAATCTCGTTGATGAAAACGCCGGGAGACACAAACTTAAACTTTCTTTCAGCCATTAAACTTTTCTCCTCTAAGACGAGTTACACTTCAGCGTAAGCGCCAGTGTTGTTCCTTAGTAAATAGTTGCTTGATATTGCAAACTCCCCCCTGTATTATGGTTTTCCGAATGGTTTAATTTTACGGGGAATTATCTTCTTACTTGAACGGACTTGATCCGCTAGTCTGAATACACCACTTTCAAGCTCTACCTTCTGCACAAACTCTACTTCTTCCTCTAGTAGAGCACGCTCATTTTGGAATACAATTTCTGCTGCCGACTCCCTGATAACAATGTTAGGTTTGTCTTGGTTTTTGTCTCCACCAATAATATAACCAAGCACATTGATTGTCACGTCAGTTTTGAAAAGCCTCTCGTCCTCTCCCAGAGAGGCTGCATTGTTTGCCAACGAGAAACTAGCGTCTACAAACGCTTCATACCTGTTGCCCTCATGAGAGATAAAGAAACTATTAATTGCACCTCGATCTGTTATAATTGGCGCTAGGATTTGATTCATCTGTTGGACATACTCAGTTGTTATTGATACGGTGTAAGACACATCAATATAAACTGGTTGAGGTATTGAAATTACTTCATATACAACCTTGCTGTTTTCTCTTGGAAATGTTTTGCGAGCCTTATCAGCACCAGATAAACTTCTTCTGATTGAGTCAGCATTAGCTCTGAGCGAAGTTTTGCTTTGTTTCACCCTTCTGGCAACAGTAATTGACCCACCTTTTTCGTCATTAATCCCTGGGACGTTGCCATGGTATACACCCCGGTTGGCTGGGTCTTTTGATACAGAGGTTCTCTCTAGAGAGATCAAGGGGTAAATTAGTGTCGTATTGCTATCCCTAAGATTCACATTATTTTTTATCATGTGTGCTCGCTCTTGTGTAGAAAAAAGCACGGGAACTTTTTTGAACCCCTTGTTTGTATCACAATGAATATCTAAAATTTCATCAAGATATTTGAACATTGCAAAATCAATATCCTCAATTCTTGAGGGATTGATTGGTAGTTGGGTTTCTGTTAACTCATTTGTCTTAGTTCTACGAGGCATCGAACAATCCCTCCCTTGCTTTTCTACAGGTGGCTACAATCTCAACTTGCTTATTGTCTTGGCCAAAGAGTCTTCTGGGTTGAGATAACTTAACAATTTCATAATGTTGTTTTTCATATTGCACATAATCACCAATGCGGGCAAACAAATCTTGATCTTCAGTTAATCTACGCTGATGGAAGTGTACAGTTATGTTTGCAACCCTATCAATACCATATTTCTCACTGGTCTGGTTTGAGCCTTCCCAAGTTACCAGGGCATATATGCGAATTGGAGGTAAAAAGGTTTTCTTGATCGACTCTCCGTATAAGGAATGAAAGTTTGAAGCTTCCATATCAATTGGAAAATAAAGAATCTGCTGACCGACAATGTTTTCAATAATCTCATCATTAATTTGTTTGACAAGATCACGCTCTTTTTCCCCAACAAACATGGGTGGCGGGGGAGCAACGGGTTGTGTCCATTTATTATCAGGCTTTGACTTTGTGGAATCAGACATTTAAACTACCCCACATAAATGCCATGTGGAATAACCTTAAGAGTATCGCCAAGCGAGTTCTGGAAGGCAGCGTCACTTTCCACAAGCTTAGAATACGTCATTTCATCAAGCACTGTCTTCAATTCTTCTCTAAGGGCATTTTGCTCTTCTTTCCCTTCGCTTATAAGGGCAGAACCATTTAGCGTTATATCATTACCAGGGATTGGAATGCTACCCAGTTTTGACCTAACTTGTCCTAACGTCTCCTTGCAAAGAGCCAATGCAAATCTTCTGATCCACTGTTTGCCAATAGAATTAATTCTGTTGTATGGTACGTTGGGAAATGGTAACGTATTCATGTTATTAATTCCATCCGCACCATATTTTCTATCATTCTCTTCGTCATAGTTCTCTTCAGGAAGCCTAAACTTAACCCAGAAGGAGTTTGGTGCAATTCCGTCTTTAGGTGCTGGGTAAATCCTTAATTTATTGTTTCTAAGCTCATATGAGTAGTGGGACCCTCTAACCTTTAGGTTGTCCTCATAAGCATTTGCTTGTAGTTTGTTTTGCCATACCGGGACTAGCTGAAATGTGCTATCGTCCGAATACATACCATAAGTTGACAAGTTGCCAACGATACCATATGTACCTCCACCAAAAAATCGCCAAGCAGCAGCGGGAGTTTTATAATACACTTTTTCAATAATAACTTTATTATTTCCAACTTGGTTGTGAAATCTAGAGCCTGAGTCTGTTGATGCCGAATAAATTAACTGCTGCAAATCATAATCCTGCTGATCATCAATTGTGTCGAACGATGCTGAATAGGCGGACTGGTGTCCACCAACCCCAGCGAGGACACCAACAGCTTCTGCCATGTGTCTTGGGGCTTCAAGAGTAAATCGTGGAAACTTTAAGTTAGGTTTAACATCTGTATCTGATCTATAAGAAGTAAATTCTCCATCCTCATCAAAGGAGCCAGTGGCTCCACCAAGCATATCTGATAGAACATTCTTAGCTTGGTGTGTGTTAAGAATATAAGAATACTCAAGACACGACTCCTCGTATGCTTGATAAACATTTCTTTCTTGCAATTCAATATCTAAGATGTTCCCACCTAATTTATTAAACACATAGCCTACTTGGTCAACTGCGCCACTAACAAATTCAGCAGATCCACTGTAAACACCAATAGCTAAAGAACTGGCTACATTTTGATGTGTACCCGTTATTGGCAAAACTTTTGCGCTCGTGGTACTAATTGGACTTAAATCTCTTGCTACCATAATATGAATAGCCTCCAAGTGATGTAGGAGTAACCTTTACTAAGTAGTTTGCCTTTAGGTTAACTTGTCCTATAAAAACAGAAAACCCCGCCACAAGGGCGGGGTCTCTGCGTCATTATCTGACTAGCCTACTATTAGTTGACTAGATCACGGCAAACAACAAGACCGTACATGTCCGAGCGTACCATCTGTTTTGCATACCGAGTCATCACAGCCTTGGTAGGTGCGAATGTATCGGGATTAAAGATGGTAGGCGTGACCTGTAGTGGCACATAAGGTGCGTACACATAGCCGCTTTCAAGGAAGCTGTTACCCTTACGACCGACCAATACCAATCCACGAGGGAAGTAAGGATCGACATAAACGTCCATCTTCTTGCTTAACGAACCAACGTTTTGAGCGCCCCATGATCCGCCTTCGTCGTCAACGGCGACTGCTGCACGGAATCCAGCGGTGAACTCAAGAATGCTGGCGACCTCTGGTGAGCAAACAATAAAGTTTGCACCGCCACGGAGGGTCTTACGATGAATACGAGCACTGACATCATTGATGGTTTCCATCAACGTCTCGTACCACTCGCTCACAGTACCCGTAAAGTCGGGAGGAGCGGTAGCCGAAGTAATGTCTGCACCACTTTCACGGTCGAGGAAACGACCAGGGCGACGACTCCAGTAAAGAGTGCCACCAGTTGCGCCTTGTACAAGATCGTTAAGAATTTCTTGATCGATCTCAAGAGCAACTTGCTCCGAAAGAACGCTAGTAAGCTCAACCTCAGCGTCGAGGTTATGATAAGCATTGAGGTCCTGAGCAAGCTCTGGGGTCCACTTAGCTTTCAACTTACGAGTCATGGCGGTAACAGCAATGCTGTCAACCTTAATGTCGATCTCTGGAATGGTATCATTGACACCAAGATCGCCACCAAGTTCCAAGCCCCAGCCTTCAGCACCGACGACAGCGCCAGTAGCGCCACCAGCGGAGAACTTATCTTTGCGTGGGAACACGAGAGAACCCGTCACGCCAGCGTGCTTGTTGGCGGTCAAGCCATTGTCACCGTGAACAATCATGG